AATACCTCACCGCGTGCCATCGGTGTAGTAAGACTGTTCTCTAAACTATGCGTGAATGTGTAGGGGTCGATGCGTCCTCGGAGCCGCATGACTGGATAGCTTCCGTGAAAGCACGCCTTCAAGTCTTCAACATACTCGTCTGTAATTTCATCGTCATCGTCAATGAATGACAGATACTTACCTTTGGCTTGGGTGAGGAGTTGTTGGCGTTTCATTCCAACACTTGTTTCGCGGTTATCAAACGCTACACAGAGTTCTAGGCGAAGTTCTGGACAAATTCGAGCTACCTTTTCTTGAATGGAAGTAATGAGTGCTCGAAGTTTCGCTTCACGCCCGGGAATCGTAGGAATCAAGACTGACCAATCATACGCATAGGTCTTGCGACGAATGTAGGTATACATGTCTTCGTTCCAGTATTTCTGATTTCGGTCATAGAGTGCGTCCATATTTTGCGCATAGCCTGTACCTGGATGTTCGTGACGAATGATGCAATATGAAACATATAAACACTTGGAGGCAAGTTGACCTTTACAGAGGTCTGTCAACTCAGTGTCGCAGAATAAGCTCTTGTACTCTGGATGATAGATGTACCCGAAGGAATGATACATGGTTCGTCCAAAGACGCACAATGTATTCAGTTTGTCTCCTTGAGCTCCATCGTTAAACCATAAGATGCCATTCGTATCCGGAAATTTAGACATCATATGGTTTCGAATTACATCATCATATCCTTTGAGTTGTGGAATCATATCATCGGAGACTAAGAGTACAATATCCCACTCCCAGTCAATCTCGTTCATGTTCGCATTACACGCTTCAATTTTGCTTTTGTTTGGACTGAAAAAGATTCGCTTCCACGCTACTGGATTCAGAATCCGTAGAAGTTCTTCTTGAACTAGATTTCGACTCATAGAGGTATCATCTTCATCGCATGAAATCGCCACACCGAGTTGCTCAGGATGGTTTGCAAGTCGTATATATGAAGCTAGGGTTTGAATGACTTTTTGGGGCCGACTTCGTGTAGGACATTTCAACAATATACGCATGGTCTTTTAGAAGGTGTAACTATTAAGTTCCTTTCCTTCTTTACTCAATCGAGCAAATCGGAAGGTATATCCGAACAATCGAATCAAGAGTGAATCTTCATCCACTTGAACCTTTCCAGCGGCTGCGGGAGGTGCGCAGGTTGTGCCCTTGGCGTGAAAACTCTTGACGTCATCCGGTTGTAGCATGGTTCCGTATCCATTCACATTGCAGATGGAACCCGCAAAGCCACCATTGTCTGCGAGAATGACATCACCCAAGGCAGGTTTAGGAATGCCAGGCAATACACAGGACTTGACTAAGCGACCGTTGATGTAGATGTCTAAGTTTCGTTGAAAGACCGTTACACCTACAGCAAACCAAGATTGAAGAGGAACATTCTCAACGCTGCATGTGAATGAATCACCTGTGCTACTTGTACCGGGTTCAGCTGAGGCAGCGTCGCTATTTGAAGGATACAAGCTGATACGCACGTGAAGTGTGTTTTCACTGGGAGCCAAGAAAATACGAGGTCCTACAATGCTTGCATTGTTTGATGCGACACGTTTGAGAATTTCCTTATCTTGTCCGAATCGATAATCCCAATCAGAGATATACATCCAATATTGAAGACCATAATCGGCTCCAGTTCCAATGGGAATCTCACCTGCAGGAATGACTGTCTTGGTCTTTCCATCGACGGGTGCAGGTGTCTTGTCTCCGGATGACTTTGCATCCATGAACGGAAGTCCAGGTTGTCCTTCACGCTTCTGAATGTAGTTGAAGAACGCTAATCCTAGATAGATTAAGACGAACCCTCCGACAACAGAGGCTAAAATAGGCAACCATCCACCGGATGTGGACCTTTGAGGATACGATGGTTGAACAGCCACATACGATGGCGCAGGGGGTCTTGATTGGAAGAGTCCCATTACTGTTTACGGAGGAACTTTCTTGAGAAACTCTTGCTTATACTAATGGAAAAACGGACACTCCCACCTCTACATCCGCCTCCTGTAATGTACTGCAATAACTGCGGTGGGAAAGGTCACCTTTTCCGAACGTGTAAAGACCCCGTGCTTTCGTGTGGGATTCTGCTGATTGACCAACCCTCAGTTCCAGTGACTGACGAGTCTGTAAAACTCTTGATGATACGCCGCAGAGATAGTATGACCTTTGCAGAGTTCATGCGAGGAAAATATGATTTGGAAGACGTTGACTATATTGCAACCCTCGTCAGAAACATGACACTCAAAGAACAAGCTGCATTAGCCTCGGATTCATTCGATGCGTTGTGGCGTCAGTTGTGGGGCGATGACCGAGCGACTTCAGACTACCTTCAAAGCCGTGAAAAGTTCTCCACACTCGACCCAATGGGCTTGGTGCGAAACAACTTGTCTGAATACATTGAACCTGAATGGGGATTTCCCAAAGGACGGCGTATGCGAGGGGAATGTGACCTTGCCTGTGCCTTGCGTGAGTTTGATGAAGAGACGAATATTCCACGTGAATCCTTTGTTGTGTTGAAGAACATTGCATTGACCGAAACCTTCTACGGCTTGAATGGAGTTCAATACAAACATGTCTACTTTGTAGCGTTGCTCAAACACCCTGAGATGTTGAACTTATCCCAGAAGATGACTCCTATGCAGCGACGCGAAATCTCGGGAATTGGATGGAAGACCTTTGCTGAAGCGGAAGCACTGGTTCGACCTCAACACATTGAACGAAAAGCTATGCTTGTGCAACTTCAATCGGTTATTGAAACATTCGAGAGCGAGACAATGTCACTGTAATCAAATAGGAAACCACTGCAATGACAAAGACCCACCACCATAACGGGAATACGGTGGACTCTTTTTCTTGTGTGCCAAATGGACGGATTCGTCCCTCTCTGCCGAACGCAATCGTGGGTTGGGCATAGAGGAACCCTGCGATTAAAAAGAGATAGACGGTGACCAATAGAATACGGGATTGCTTCTCCATTGTTTTTCAACCAGATTTTTAGATGCTGGATAACAACAATGAGTCGGTCGTACGCATTACCGAATCGTAAAGCATTTGCGGATGCGATTACGAGGACTCTCTTACAGTATAGGAAACTCCCAACCGATGACGAAGATAAGGATGTCGATGTATGTCTCGCACGAGGCAGTAATGCACGTGAACTCCTACCTCATCAAAAGGTCGTCCGCGACTACTTGCTGATGGAAACTCCGTATCGTGGACTGTTGTTATACCATGGTCTGGGTTCAGGAAAGACCTGCTCGTCTATCGCAGTGGCGGAATCCTTATTGACGACGAAAAAGGTGTTTGTGATGTTACCTGCGTCTTTGGAATCCAACTACCGCGGCGAGCTGCGAAAGTGTGGTGACCCTCTCTACATGTACGACCAACACTGGCGACAACAATCCTTGACCGCAGAGACACGTGAGACCGCAAAGAAGCTTGGACTCTCCGATGGATTCTTGGACCGAAATCGAACCTTCTTCACCACCGTGCCCAATCAAGAGAAGAACTTTGATAAGCTTCCCAAGACCGCACAAGATACCATTGCGAAACAGATTGAAGACATCATTGACCAACGATTCACCTTTATTCGTTACAACGGCTTGTCGACTGCGAACATTGGGAAGTATGTTCCAGCCGATGGAAGCAATCCATATGAGAACAGTGTAGTCATCATTGATGAAGTCCACAACTTCATTTCACGCATTTCCAACTCATCGGACATTGCTCGCAAGCTCTATGATTTGATTTACAATGCTCGTGACTGCAAGGTCGTTGCGTTATCGGGAACACCTGTGATTAACCGTGCGAACGAGGTCGCGTATCTCATGAACTTGTTGCGTGGACCTATTGAACGCATTGTGATTCCAGTGCGTGCGATTCCATCCTGGGATGAAGAGCGTATGTCTTCATTATTGCGAGCCATTCCCGATATGGATACCATTGAGTTTGTCACGTTGAAGAAATACATTCTATTAACACGTAATCCTCCTCATTTCCGAAGTGTCTACAATGAAAAAGGTGACCGAATCGCAGTTCAATATGTGAAGGACCTTCCCTTTACACCCTCTGCACCCGACTGGGTGAATACCTGGGCAGCTAAGTTTCAGACGGATATTGGTGGAGCTGAACTTGCCTTAGACCGAGTGTCGACCGAAGTCTTTGATGCGTTGCCTACCGTCTACGAGGAGTTTGCAACCTTGTTCTTGGACGGACTTCAAATGAAAAACACACAATTGTTCCAACGACGCATTCAAGGATTGGTCTCCTATTTCAGAGGTGCGGATGAACGCATGTTGCCTCGACGCGTGGACGATGATAAGCTCTTGGAAAAGGTTCCCATGTCCGATGCGATGTTCAACAACTATTTAGCAGTGCGATTTGACGAAATCAAGCAAGACGCACGACGAAAGCTGAACCCTGCGAAAGCCGAAGACAATGAAATGAAGACCTTTCGTGTAAACTCTCGTCTTGCCTGCGACTACTCCATTCCACCCGAGATTCGTAGACCTGAACCCGATGAAGCGTTGACCGAAGACGCAGAACCTGAACCCTTGAAGAAACTCAAAGCAGACATTCTAGAGAAAATCAAGGCAGACCCTGCACGATATCTCACAGAGACTGCACTTCAAACCTACAGTCCCAAGATGTTGCGAGTGTATCAGAACATCCGTGAATCCCTTGGAGGTGAAGCACGACGAACCCAGTTGTTGTATTCCAACTATCGTAACTTGGAAGGGTTGGGAGTGTTTTCAGCGATTTTGACTGCGAACGGATGGCAAGAATACAAAATCACCAAAGAAGCCGGTCAGTGGATTGAAGACCCCTCGATGGATGCCGAGAAGCCTGCGTATGCGTTCTTCACAGGGAACGAAGACATGGAGCAGCGTGAAATGTTTCGTCAAATTTTCAATGCGAAATATGCCGACGACTTTCCACCCAGTCTCAAACAATCGGTGGAATCAGCACCCAAGAAGAAGTTGGTCTTGTTTATGATTACTGCAGCCGGTGCGGAAGGTATTACCTTGGCGAATGTGCGACATGTTCACTTGATGGAACCCCATTGGAATCCCGCACGACACGACCAAGTTGTTGGACGCGCCATTCGATTGTGTTCTCACGCATCGTTACCGTTGGAAGAACGAACGGTTCGTGTCTCATTCTACATTAGTGTGTTTACAGAGTCTCAATCCAAGTCTACCGAAGGTGCGAACAATGTAGTGCTTGTGCGTCGTAACGATATGGCCACCAAACGATATGAAGGTGAGCCGTCTGAAGTGTTCATGTCCACCGATGAATACTTGTATGAAACGACCTATGAGAAGGATGTGACCAATAAACGAATTAGTTTGCTGCTTAAACAAGCTGCCGTCGACTGCGAAGTTCATCGTAAACTCCATAGTCGCGAAACACCTGTGATTTCATGTATGCGATTTGATAGCACAGTTGCCGGTGAAGATTTAGCCTTCAAGCCTGATTTGAACACAGAAGAGTTGGACGATTCGTATTTGCGAAACATGCAACGCCGTAAACGACGACTCCAAAAGGTTCAGATTAAGCAGATGGTCTTCTTAATTGACCCCGATACCAAGGAAGTGTTTGATGGACCTGCATTCGAAGATGGTCAACGCCTACTTAGATTGGGACAGCTGATATCACCGGTACAGATACGCTGGCTACCGGACCTTCAGCTTGCGTAAGCACATCCTCTAAAAAGCTGTCGCAGATAGTTGCCCAGCTCTTGAACTGATAGGCTCGAACGCTCTCCTTTTTACTAGGTAGCTTCTCAATCATAGACTCCATTGCAGCAGTCACATCTGAGTTCGCAAACGTTGGAGCTGAGAATCCATGAGGCATACCGCCTGGGAAGTAATACTTTCCACTGGATGGAATGAATTCAGCCGTAGAAGCATCTAAGAAAGTGCGATAACTTCCTACATCGGTTACAATCTGCGGGGCACCTACATACATGTGTTCGAGCTGACACAACCCAAACCCTTCTCCATCCGATGTATTGATTCCGATATCGGCTGCATTGTAGAGTTGATTAATGGCTTCGTCACTCCATACATTGGGGGGTGAAGTATCAATCATCAAGATACGACGTCCAAATTGTTGAAAATCCATCCCATTGTCTTTGAGTTCCTCCAAGTAGATGCGCTGAATGTCGTAATGTGCACCGGTCTGAGGCTGGAGATTGGTTGCAATGATTAAATAGTAAGGTTTTGTAGGTTGTTTCTTGAGAAGCCCTACAAATCCTGCAACCGTCAAATCAATGCGCTTACGTTGACTATTGCGGTTGGCGTTGAGCATCACCACTGCGTCGGCAGGAAGTGAGAGATTGGTCTGACGAATTGGTTTGCGTCCTTCTTCGGACATACAGGTATAGGTTGTAGGGTCAACTGCGTGTTCTAAGATACGAACATCTGGGAAGGGTCCATACTCTAAGAACTTTGTTTTCCAAATGTCTGTGAAGCAGTAAATTCGGTCTGCATGCTTCTGAACGATTTCAATTAATGGAGCTGCAATACCTGTATAGACTTGGTCGAGATACAACCAAAGCTTGTACTCTGACTTACCTCGCTCGTGTTTCATTGCTTCAATGAACTTTGTAATCGTATAGGGGTCATTGTAAATCATGACTACATCCGGTTGAACGGTCTCAATGTATTCGGAAAGTTTGTTGTATCCGAATCCCTCTTCCTTTGGGTCTTCGTTTGCAGCTGCATCATACGAGGTTACACCGGCTGGATACTTGCGAAGGTTTGAACGAGTCACATGTCGTTGGAATCCAAAGTGAAACGTCTTGACTTTAGGAGACAGTGTCGCCAATTGATTGACTAGATTGTAACTGACCTTAGAATAGCCAGTGATTTGGTCAATGTGTGTACTTACCAGAAGAAATCGCATTACCTAATTAGAGAATCTCTCGCGTAAATCACAAATGCAAGTAAACTCTGCACAGGATTGGTTAACACGGTACAAACGTAGGGTCATTGCACGTATTATCAACATAGACCCTCAACCCATCTCTCGTGAAAACAACACTATCTATACATCGTTGATTGCAAACGGTGCTAGTCAACGTGAGCGCTTTGTCGCACCCTTTCAAGGTGCGCGTGGTGGAGCAAGTGGTGGAGCAACCTATTCAAGTGACTGTTGTTTGAGCAACAACGCCACAGGAGCCTTTGGTGTCTTCCAGAACATTACGGATAGAGGTGTTGTTCCTTACAACGGACGCTCAGTTCAATCGATGAGTGTGCGCATTGTGTCTTAAAGAAAGCATAGGGGAGTATACAAATGCCCGGTGGCTTAATGCAATTAGTGGGGGTCGGGGCCCAGAATGAGTTAGTGAACGGAAATCCTTCCATGACTCATTTTCGCTCAGTCTACCGACGTCATACGAACTTTGCAATGGAACAGATGAGGATGTCCTTTTCTTCGTCGAATCTCGAGTTTTCGACGACAGGCACTCGAACGATTTCGTGCCGCATCGACCGAAATGCCCAATTACTTCATGACACCTATCTTAGTATCACACTTCCAGACATTTGGTCGCCTCTCAAATATTTGAGTGGAGCCATTCCTCCGACTGGATACGACGCACGTACCAACTCGATTGGATACGAATTTCAATGGATTCCCAACATTGGATACAACTTGATTGACCATGTCAACTTGACAATGAACGGACAAGTGATTCAATCTCTTCGTGGAGAATGGTTGAAGATGTATTCCTACATGACTCATGATGCGAATAAGCGTAACACTGTCGACCAGATGGTGGGTAATGTTCCAGAAGTGTATGACCCTGCACATGCGTATGACCGTAATGGTCAATATCCTCACGCAATTGCACCGACTGCACTTCCTACCACTGCGCCACAAACCAAGACACCTGAACCTTCCATTCGTAGTCGTCAGCTCGTCATTCCTCTTCACTTTTGGTTCTGCGAGAATCCAGGTATGGCCCTCCCATTGGTCTCGCTTCAAAACTCGGAAGTCTACATTGAAGTCACTCTGCGTCAATTGTCCGATTTGTATACGGTAGTCGATACAAGTTCAACCTCTCTTACTTATGGACAGCGTGTTCGTCCTACACAGTATCCACTCAGTCTCTTTTTGAGTCCGCCCTTGTCGACAGGTATTGCTAGCAATCCAACGATTACGACTTGGTTTCCAGACCCGTACATTGAAGCTAACTTCATCTATTTAACGGAAATGGAGATGAATCAACTGGCACGAGCCGACCAGAGCTTTTTAGTCAAGACGGTCAAATATGTCAACAAAGAAGGACAGTTTGGTGGCAATACCGATTTGGAAATCCCCATGTTCAACTTGGTCACTCGTATCGTATTTTCATCTCAACGCTCAGACCGTATGTTGCTGAACGATTGGGACAACTATACGAACTGGACGACTGTGAATCGTGCACCCTGGTCTGCGATTAGCACCGATGTCGATACAGGGTTGTATTCGTCCGGTCAACAGCAAGTTACCTCAGTCTATCCCCGTGATTCAATGACCGATGGAGTGATTCTGTTTGATGGAAAGGAGCGTATTCAACCAAAACCATTGCCATTCTTTTCACTATTGCAAATGTATCGTCACACTACAGGTGAAACGACAGGACTTCCAGGTGTCTACATGTATTCCTTCGCATTGGACAATACCTCCTATCAACCTTCGGGTGCTGCGAACGGAAGTATGTTCAACAAAATCGTTCTACGTTTGACACTTCAACAACCTCTTCCACTGTCAGCCAATCCAACGACCTCTACAACTGTCTGCGTATTAACTTCGACGTTATTCAGTCCAAATCCAACTGTGATTCCTGCAGCGAACGTGAACTTGACCGACCCTAAAACAGGAAAGCTCTTGTATCCTACTGGAACCATTACAACCGTGGTTCAGACCAATGACAACATCCTCTTTACCTTCACTTACAATGTCGGAGTGTATGTAGAATCCATCAACTTCTTCCGCATCGTATCGGGCTTGGGCAATCTTGTATTCGCATCATAATAATGAGTGGTGTCTACTTGGAATCCGCCTATTATGGCGACGAAAAGAGCTTTGCAAACATCACAAAGAGTTTAGCAAAGAAAGTGGCTGCGGGTATCTTGGATGTAACGTCTAACAGTCAACTCAAACCTACCTTTGAATCGGCTCCTGAAACGACGTTGGATGCAAAGGATGAAAAGAATATACGCGATGAGGCTGTGAGAGGGTGTGGAGGCGAATCAGACCAAAAGTGTTTAGAAGCCAAGAGGTTACAACTCAGTCAGGAACGACTCAAAGAAAAGGAGATGGAAGACCTTGGTAAGGGCGTAATTAAAGGTGAACGATTGACGGTCAATATTGTAGAGAATGGTAAACGAAGAACCTTAATTACACCTTCGGGTCAGAAGCTTCGACTTGAAAACATTTTGGGAGATAAGGCGTCGGACAAAGACGCAATTCTAGCTCTTCCAACCCCCTCTCAGTTCCAAAGCCGAGCCATTGCGTTACTTACGGTTGTGTTGAGTACCTTCATTTATATCTTTGGAATCGTAGCCGTGTATGCAGTCTTTATGCGTGAAGCTCAAATAGAGCCTAAAAAGGATTACTTTCGTATCATTGGCTATGCAGGTGCAGCTGCTTCAGTCATGTTTCCAGGTGCAGGATTTCTCATCATTTTAGGATACTATGGATTCAAAGCATTTATGGCGAACATGGTAAAGGAATGATTCAGCTCAAATGGCTCGTCGCAGGGTTGATTGTAGGACTGTTGATTTCGACCGTCTTGATTCCACCTACTCGAAAGAAGGTCTCCATTCCTCAACCCAATGATTCAAGTATCTACCATACCGACTCAGGATGTGTTCGCTTCGTCGCAGTGGAAGTTCCCTGTGTCTCTGAGCCAGATTCATTGAACCTACTCGCAAGTCTCACTAAGAAACAATGATTCACTTCGCCCAAGCTATTGAACGAGGCTCACCCTTCTTCTCATTCATTATTGGACTCGGACTCGCCGCAATCCTCTTTCACCGCAACTATTCCACCGTTCTCACATTGGGACTTCCTGTGAAGGATACTGTAGACAAGGTCGTCAAGACCGACGGTAAATGCTACCGATACCGCGCGGAAGATGCATCGTGTGAAAACCCGTCTAATGAATAAACAATGGACGATTCTACTTCTCTTGACGCTCTCTTGAATCCCCAAGGACCGCAATCACAGCCTCCTATCATGCCAATGCCCAGTAACCAAGCACCCGGTTACTCGACTATGGCTCCTTCCTTCAAACCTACATTACCCGCGATGCGCTGGATGGCTTCTTCAGCCAGCCTGTATATTGCCTTCTTCCTCGCAGCCGTTATCATTTCGTTATCCATTCCTCGCAACCTGCTTCTTCAATATGTTCCAAATGCCTACACAGGTTCAGGAGTCGTCAGCTGGACAGGTGCAGGTGTGTTAGGTCTCGGTGCGGTTGTCATTACACACCTTCTGAATGGGTTTATCTCGAGTATCCTCGTATAAAAACGGATTGAGTTTGGACAAACGATTGGTCGTCCCCATTACAATGCAGAACTTTCCCTCTCACTATTCTAAACTCGAACGCGAACTATTGACCGACGCTCATCAGGCGATTACAGCCTGTGACCTTTGGGACTGGATGAAGACGTATACCCCAGACAAAGGCTTTGTGTTTTCAACCCATCCAAACCTTGACCGTATCAATGCAGCCATGAAGTATACTGGACATAGCGGAGGTTCGTATGGATGGACCATGCGAACCATGGAAAACATTGCTAAACTTGGCTGGAACGAAGCGTTAAATCCACCGTGTCCGTGTCGTAGAGAACGAGGATTGACCTCTGGCTGGTGTGGTGTAGCCGGTTGTGAGCATTAACACATGCTTACAAATAAGAAAACAGAATAACACAATGTCGATACTCTCGCTTCTGTTTTCACCGACCTACCTTCGTGAACCACCAGCGTTTTTCCATCCTCGCATCCTGGTTGGACCTGGGGCATTTTTGACTCCAGCCTTTGCTGAAAAGTATGGGATTACCCATGTACTCAACTGCTCGTTTGATGACTTCTCTCCTCCATGGTGGAGAACCCGATTTCCAACCAAATACAAGGTCTTGAATGCCATTGATTCATTACAGACCAACATTCTAGAATGGTATCCCGAGTTTGAAGACACACTCCAACGTTTCTTGCGAGAGGGAACGGGAATGGTCTATGTCCATTGCCAAGCCGGTATGAATCGCTCTGCGTCTCTTGCGTTGGCCTATACCTGTAAGAATTTGGGAATGGATTTGGACACGTTGGTGTCTTCGGTGCGTCGCCAACGACCCTGTATTCTTCAAAATCAAGTCTTCATGAACCAGGTGAGAGAGTTTGTAAATGGACGTATTCAAGATTCGGAAAATGCGGGACAGCCCCACTACGTCTATCGCGACCGGTACTCTCGATTCTTTACACCAGGGAATCGTGCAAACGCTCAAGGACTCCAAAATCAAGCAGGAGAGCCTGAGGGACGAGTTACACGATTTACAAACGGAAATATCTCGCCTGTGTTCTACGAATGACATTAACGACATTGTGAAGGCGAATCACCTACACGACCGCATTCGTGAAATTCAAGACGAGTTGGAACACGCACAACCGGTCGAAGAGTATTACTTGAAAAACATGGACTTGCTAGACGAGTACTACAAGAAGCAAGATACCTCGGTCAACGCTCCTATCTTGCAGTCCAAGGATGCGAATACCTTCCTCAAGTTTTTCAGTGCATCCGTTCCCTCTGAGAATGGACTGTCTCGCAAACAGATGTTTGACGAGTATGTTCAACGCATGAAGCTGTCCAGTGGTCCCGAGGTCGTTCAGTTATTGACAGAGCATTGCGTCCAGTGCAATGTTGCGCGGGAAGAGATTAGTTCAGAAGGTATTTTGGTCTGTCCTCGTTGTGGCTCCGAAGAGTATGCGTTAGTTGTCTCAGACTTCCCGAGTTTCCGTGACCCACCGAAGGAACGCAATAACTATGCGTATAAGAAGATTAACCATCTCAATGAAATCTTGAACCAGTTTCAAGCCAAGGAATCCACCATCATTCCCGAAGATGTGATGAACGAGGTCATCATGGAACTCCGCAAGCGTCGAATCCAGAACATTGCAGATTTAACGGAAGAGGATATACGTCATATTTTGAAGAAACTCAATCGTTCTAAGTATTATGAGCACAGGGCCCACATCCTCTCTCGACTCAATGGAAATCCGCCTCCCACCATTACTCCCGAAATTGAAGAGAAAATACGAGCCATGTTTCAAGATATTCAAGCTCCTTTTCTGCTTTACTGCCCGAACGACCGCACGAATTTCTTGAGCTACTCGTACATCCTCTACAAGTTCTTCGAGTTGTTGGAGTTGGACGAATACAAGGTCTTCTTTCCGTTGTTGAAGTCACGAGACCGATTGATCGCGCATGACCAAATTTGGAAAAAGATTTGTGACTACCTGAACTGGGAGTTTATTCGCAGTGTATAATAAATGGCCAACCAAGATTTTCTTGACTATAACTCGGATGCGAAAGCCTACAACGCCGCCATGGACAAGCAGCAGGCTGAAATTGCCGCGGCCAAAGCTGCCAAGACCAACCAGCAGAATAAAATAGTCACGAAGGATGTCGAAAACTCGCGCAAAAAGTATGGCTACGGCGATGTTTGCAAACCCCCAGAGATGATGAATGGAAAATCCATCTGTGGATCGTGTAAAGCCGTAGAAGGCGGGACGGCACGCATCATCACCCATTATTTCGGGTGCCCATGTAAAGAGGGCGGTAAACGCCGTCGCACCAAGAAGTCCAAGCGTCGTAGTAAGTCACGAAGCAAAAAGGTTCGTAAGACTCGTCGCGTTTAACTCCTTGCAGCACGAATTGCGTTGAGTCCACTTCCAACCGGTTTGTTCCTTCGTTCAAGTATTTCTATTCTTGAACGGAGACCTGCAACTTCCTGAGTAAGTTTTGATAGTTCCAACCGTTTCAGTTGTGCAGTAATGCCATTCCTAGTTCGACTGACTTCTTTTGCTATTTTAGAGAGAGGGATTCCTTGTTTGACTCGTAGTACGATGTAGTTGGATTCACCTTCGTACCATTTCTTTCCGTGTCGTTGAGGGAGCTGCATTTTAGAGGGGGGAGTCTAAACGACCAGGCAAAAATAAATCCGTTTTTAGAATCGTCGAGAATGCTCTCGATGAATCACAGGAAGATTACGAAGACGTTGAAGTTTTTCATAAAACCAGTACTGGCATAGCATATGAGGTGCGAGTCCTGCTTCGTAACACATCAAGACTGGAACAGAGTTGGATTTAGGGGAGAGAACGTGTTCACGAAGCATACGATAGACTTCAATCGTGAGTTCAGGAAGAAGGTGTTCAATACGACGTTGACGCATGAAGGGTGCACCAAAGGCGTCTTGGGAGTAGGGATGTTGGAGAACATCATAGATGAGGGCTAGACAGTGTTTACAGGGTTCCATTATTCTATGGCTCCTGTATCGACACGTAGACTTTCCGTTTTTAAGATGACTTCGGCTGGTTTGGGTTCGGTCAGAAACACGTTGGTTAAGACGTGTTCAACTTCCATCATAGCAGTCTTGACTTGAAGCATATCTTGTTCACACTCGTCCCATTTGCCCCAGGGATACCAAATCGTGTGATTGTATTGGTTGTGATAGTAGAAGGTCAAGATAGGTTGTCCAGTCCAGGACGTACCCATACTGACATTGGCGAGCGAAGGAATGTGGAAGACTTGTTGGTGGATTCGAACGAAACGAGGCATTATACATTTCAGACATTTGATAGCTTGAGTTCCGTTTTTACGGCTTGGATAACGCGATAATCCATAGATACCCAAAGGAAGGGATCATGTGGAGTATCATGTGCCATCGAGTTGCAACTTTGCAGTCTGAATCCCATGCGAAACATCGATAGTATCGTCCAAAGTGATATAATACATTTCCACTGACCACTAAGAGTGAAAGAGGAGCCAAGGAGTATGGAAGTCCTCGAAAACTCATGAACGATGCAATGGTCATATTCATGTACACAAGGAACAAGTCTATAGTGAGAAGAGACTGATATCTAGGTTTGGTAGCATGCCAGAGAGTGGATGTTACACACAAGGACATACACCATAATCCTGCAAGAATCTCGCGTTTGTATAGAAGTGCTATAGCAGGAGCCGAAAGTACTAGACTGGATAGGACTAGGTAAGGATTTGGAGGCATTGAAAAAAGATTAGGTTGGGGCAAGTACCGTCCGTTTTTACAACAGTTTAGCACGTTCCTTCATCCAGAGTTCAATTGGAATGTGCGGCATTAACCATTCACAGACTTCACCCACATGTGGTCCGTCTTCGTGAATATGATCGTAGATGATTTTGTCGACACGCCAGAGGATGGCGCTTTCCGAACGTTTGAGTTTGTCGGCAACCTCGAGAAACGATGCCTCTCCTCGTCGTAGATAACGGATGAGTGTTCGTTCTTCTGCAATCGTCCACAGTGTGTTCTCCCTATCTGTAGGGTGAGCGTGTTTGAATTCTTCGAGTTCTGCGATGCGTGCATAGAGTTGTGCGAGTTCAGTGTTAATCGAGTTCATTGTATGGAAAAAGGAATACTAGAAGTAGGAGCTTCCGTTTTTACTTCTTCTCAAGAGCATCGAGACGAGCATTGATTTGATTCAAAGCCTCAACGATAGACTCAAGCATCGCATTTTCTGATTCTCTTGAAAATCTACAGGCTGTAGCGATAGGTGATTCCTTTGGTCTACTATTGTCATTCTTAGCTCTTTTCAGTCTTTCTTCAAGTAACTTCTGCGGTGTAATCTTTGGAGGTGGTGGAGTATTCTTCACTTTTTCGAGTTCTGCGATGCGAGCGTGTAGGGTTGCGAGTTCAGTGTCAATGGAGTTCATTTTGGAGGGGGAGGTCTAGATACCTGACCGATTCAAATCCGTTTTTTAGACCAACTCGCTCGCGTTAAGTCGTCGGCTCCATGCAAACAGCCAGAGTCCAGACCGTTCACATTTCTCAATGATTTTCGGAGTCAACTTCTTGCGGTCACGAGTCGACATCTGTTGATTGAGGTCTATGAGTTTATCCCATAAGTCATTGGGTGTCAACTTAGTCTCTTTCATGAGACGATGAAACTCGTCGAGAATCATATCCGAGTTGAAGTTCGGTGCGTTGGGTCGTCCTGTACTGACTTTGGCGAGTTTGAACTTTGCACAGAAGGCGTTCCGCATTTCAATCAAGTCACCTGTATCAATACCTGTGTCTTCCGATACATAGAGTTCAGGCACAGACACAGCTTTATTCAATCGAAGGAACTCGGTTTTCACACTCTCGTCGGTCGCGTCCCATAGAATGTCGACGAGAATGGGATGCATGCCTTCAAGTCCAGTTAATGCTTCACGACGATGATTGGATTCGTAGCATACCAGTTCTTTGTTAATGCAGGCAAGGTAGAGCATTCCGTCCATGCGTTTGGAGTGGTTCATGAACGATTGGATTTCAGTGATACGTTCCTTGTCCGGTGGTCGATTGTGTTTCCATCGTTTGATAGGAAGTTCATTGAAGATGGTTTGAGGAACCCAATAAGTGTAGTGGTTGTTTTGAATAACGCCATAACAGTTGTCTGCAAGGTATTTCTGAAGTAGTTGTGCCATTGAAAAAGGGTTGGTTGGATGGTTCTAAATCCGTTTTTTAGAACTCTTCTTCAGTGTTAGGTTTGTAGATATCTTCAACAGCCCTTTCAATCTCTTGTTCAAGTTCTTTTGTAATAGTACCTATAATCATAATTGTCATAGGTTTATCATTGCCTGACTTATCTACATAGGATAACCAAGTACGACCTCTCCACGATACAATATCATCTTTTTCACAGTACTTTGGAGGCAGGAACTTTTTATATGCTTTAACAAATTCTTTAACAACATCTTGTCTTGAAACCATTTCTTTACCACTGTAGGGATCCGAATATTCAAAGACAGCAATTTCAAACGTATCATTCATTTTGGAGGGGGAAGTCTAGATTCCTGACCGATTAGAATCCGTTTTTCAAATTGAATAACCATCAATATGTTTCTTTGCATAACACCCTGAAGCCATATGACTATCTCGCCCACAACGCTTACAAACAGGAGAGGATGCTTCTAGTTCTTGGAAATCAACATCTTCGTTATCACTACATGGGAAGTTGATGACTAATCCACTATCAATGTTTAAGAGTTTCATATACATAGCACATTGTGTAGCGTGGTCATCTTTAATAGACCTAACCGATTTCAGTTCAACTACAATTTTTCCGTCAATCACCAAATCTGCTCGCACTTGACCGACCTCAACACCTTCGAACATGACCGGTATGATTTGTTCGGATTTATATTGAATGTTCTCCTTCTTAAGAAGAACCTCCATTGCGTTATGATACACGCGTTCACTGAATCCAGCACCAAGACAACTGAAGACATGCTTTGAGAATGTCTTGAGTTGTTCCATTGTTTAATGGAAAAAGGTGGGTAATGTTAAAGTTTTTAAAACGACTTCGACCTATTCGGTGAGACGATGTCATTGAATCGAGGATGAACCCAATATCCATTGCGTAAAATCATGACTCGTTGGCGTTCCTCAATGTCTTTAACACTTCCGAAGCGATACGAGTTTCGTACGACTATCGTTCCTTTGGTGAACAGCCGTTCCAATGCCCATGCAGTGAACATGTCATCGGTCGGTTCCAATAGATTTCGTGGAGGTATAGGTTCTTCCTCGTCAACAGGGTCTGTGTGGTCTAAATCGTAGATGGCTTCGGCTACATTTCCGTAGTTCTCACGAAGAGCCAGTATGGCAGAACCACGAGTAACTTGTGCTAGTTCTGAGACTTCAACGATATCACGTTCAGGCACTCGAATACCGTCTCCAATGTGAATCAAGCTTTCGTTATGGATGATTCTCAAACCCGAACGCGCATCGATATGCACGGTGTACGGTTCGTATGGGCTAATGATTAGAGGTTTAGGGATAACCTCGGTATCACCGAGTTCTTTGCGACATAGGGGACAGGATGCAGTGCTTTGAGCCCACCTGCTTAAGCAGGCAAGATGAAAGGTATGTGCGCACCCTAGGGTGCAATGGCCTGTAGAGGCACTAATGGATTCGTAACAAATTGAGCAGTCGTCCATAGTTATAGTTAGGGGGAAATCCTATTGAGATAGGACGATTAAATCCGTTTTTCTAATGAACCGCCACCATGTTTGTATTTGGATGACTGCATTTAGTTCATACTCTTCATCAACATGAGAGATTGGAGATACTTCTTCGCAACCGAAACGTTCGGTCCAACACCCTGCACAATACCCATTTGCACACACAATAAGTTCTTCATCACATCCTGGACAATGATTGGATTCGTAGGACATTTTTTCATGAAACATTTCATCCCAACAGGGAACACAATACCCATTTTGACTCTCTTTAACTGTTATAACACCACATCTAGCACATGAACTTTCTTCGGCACATTTTTCACAACAATAGTTAGCTGACATTCTATATAAGGTTGGGGGGTAATCCTATTGAGATAGGACGATTAAATCCGTTTTCTAATGAACAATGCTACGGTTTCTGTTTGTATGTCTCTCGATTCGCGCACACTGTCGTGAACCGCTTCTTAAACGAACGGGTGGACCGTTATACGAGTTATGTAAGGAAGCTAAGCGTAGAGACCCATCCTCGTTCTGAACTCGGCTTCCATCTTAGCCCTTCGTTCAGTCTCTTCCTTGTCTTCAACCCATGTGAATGTGTAGGGAACATTGAAAATCGTGCTGCACTCCAAGCTGAATCCAGTTCGTTTGTACGTACTGAATCCCGCAACCTCCGAAGCACGAGACATCAAGAAGAAATCCAATAAGGTATCTCGTAACTGCTCATCGGTTGGGGATTGGTTCTGTCCAATGTGGCAGATTGCTGTGGGAATCGAGTGAATGTTTCCACCGGTGAGCGCATCCTTGACTGCTTGACTATTTGAAATCAAAACATAGGTCTTCTCTGCATCGACCTTGGAACGGACAGACGCGACTAAATCTGCCATCAACTGCTCGTTCAAGGTAGCCTGGCTTGAACCGACTGCGTGAGGAAAGCAAATTACATCGTCTAATCGAACATGGAGGATTGAGTATGCGCCAGTGACACCGAGTTGAGTCAATGAACTTGCAATGTACGTTTCAAGCTCTGCGCTGGGTTGGAGTCTAGAGCGAATCAAGGCTTTCTCGGACTCGAGTACCTCTGTGTAGATGTTCTCTTTGCAGCAGTGAGTGAAGAAGGTGGGTTGCTGAATCTTATTGAAATAACGAACGACTTCACGAACAATGTGTTGGTAGGCAATGTCATTCTCGTCGTGTTGAACAATCAGTGAATCCACATGGAAATTGCCAAGGGTTGCATAGTTGGCAGGTTGTTCGAGTGTTGAGTCGCAGACCAAATACTTGCTCATTGGATGGTTGCGTACATCCATATCGAAGGCTACATCCGAACCAGTGTGTCGTTTGAGAGTTCGTAGTAATTGAAGCATGGACACGCATCCACGGAGGTAATCTCCTAGACCCGACGCTTTGAAGTCGATGAATTGGGTTTGATACACATTGACCACCTTGGTCAGTGTAGTATTGAAATATGTGGAAGCAATTTGGGCACAGGACATATTTGTATAGAAGCAGTCACATTTAAATCGGAACCACTCGGTAAAGTTAATGGACTTACTCCGAAAGCATATCAATACATTACCTGAACCTCAACGACGCTTACAAATCGACCAATTCATCCAAGTCTTCCAGCAAAATAACCTTCCACCGATTGCTCAGGCGTTCACAGGACTGAAAAACTGCTATCCAACATTTCCATTCTTCAAACCCGAGCGTGAGTTTAGAGAGTATCTGGCATGGTCCGACTTGTATGACTTTAATCATCACCCATTGGTGCAGCAGTTGGCTCAACGGTTTCCGGCTTGATTTGCGTAGTAGCACTCTTCGCACTCCTTTCGAGAGAGGAGACTATCCTCTGAACCGCAGTAGCACCTTTTTTCATTGGTGCTGAGTGTTTTCATTGAACAGGGTAAGCAGATTCCATCGAAGGTATCCATATCTTCAATCTGGAACAAGTCGCCACAATCGTCGCATTGGGCTGTCTTGCATTCGCCAGGTAGAGTATTTCGGTGTACAGGGTCGCAGGTAGGACAGTCTGCGAATGCACAATGCTCACTCTCTGATAAGCAGCCACCAACTTCCATATGGGCTCGCTGTCCGAGTGAGTTGTGTTGACATCCGAGGCACGACGCAGGTAAGCATTGGTAGTCACGATCTTCGACGGTGTGACATAGGTCTTCGACAAGCTCTTCGACTGCGTAGACGATATCCTCTTTGCATGGTTTATCGTGTAAGAGTTGTATGTGCTCGAACTCGAAGGCACCGTTGCAGAGTTTGGAGAGTTTAGACCACGCGTTTTCGCATCGTAGTTTGAACTCTTCGTTGGTTTCGGACCATGCTACTCTCTGTATCATGTGTTTTTTACAGAGAGTATCGTAGGTCAGAGTGTGTGTGAAGGATTGATAGGTGAAGATGATAGACATTGTATAGGAGGGGGGAAGATTAGATTGTTGGAACATTAGAATCCGTTTTTACGAGTTCCCTTACCACGTCGTCTACGACGAGTTCCACCCCTACTTGAATTGATACGTGTAGCTATGTTCCTCAATTCATCAGACTCCTTCTTTAACGCACGTGCTTCGTCAGGTTTGCTTGTCTTCAACTTAGTGTATTTCTCAAATATCTTTTTATGCTTCTCATCGATAGTGGCTAGCATCTTTGTTTTATGATTTTTGATGTCAGCTTCTGTGTCGTTCGTATTATAACCCTTTTCCTTCTCACGTGCAAGAGTTGCCTCTTTAGCTTCAAGTTTCGTATATAACGCGTCTAACCACTTCTTCATTTATACATTGCGGCGAGTTTTCTTTGAGCCTCCCTTTGAACGGCGAGTTCCACCCTTCTTGTCTTGCAAAAATCGAAGTTTTGATTGAGCCGTTTCTAACGCTTTCAAGGCTTTGATTGCAGGTTCTGCTCGTTTTTCCTTGTGTTTCTTACTAGAACGATTCATTTGAACCCATAACTCAATAATTCTTTCATTCATATGACCATACCCTAACTCCTTAAACTCAGCTTCAGTAGGTTTGGCTTTTTCATAGTTTTCCTTCGCAACTTCAACAGCCTTCTTGGCTTTTTCAAGTCTTGATTCCAAAGTAGGCATTTATACTGTTAAGAGAGTTTATTGCTTGAGCAGTCCGTGCTGGACATACTTGTGGACCACGGCAAAGACTAACGCGTGGGTGATGAGTTGGACCATGTGGCTTGAACCTGGTGGTAGGGAAATCAAGACGCCTGGGGACAACAAGTAGAAGAGAATCGCTGTAGTGAGCAAGTACATATAATTCATTTTATTAGTAAGAATGGAAAATCTTTAGAAGTCCATGAGGCAAGGTCCATCCGTTCGAGTTTTATCGGGGCATTGTTTATTGACAAAACCCTCCCTGGAAAAAACCGCAGACGCCCCCCCGAGATTGCCTGGGATACACTTATCAGGTCCAGACACACACCCTACACCTGGACACCAAACAAGAGAGCCAGGACAGGATTCACTGGCAGACTTACCTGCCATGAAGAAGACTAGGAGTGCAATGAATGCTACGATGAGATAACCACTCCACTTTGGAAACTTCATTTGTATCTTACAGGAGTTTCTTCTTCGGACAACTGTTACAACTAGGCTTCTCTTCGGCACCTGGAAGGGTCGTCCACAAATACATGAAAAAGAGTACAAACGCAAGTAAGACGAGCCAGGCAGTCATTTGTGTTCCCAAAACAGAATGTTCTCAGGAAATAATCCCGACACTCCCGATGGATTCAACCCCTAAACCCGAACTCAATGTCGATGACCTTGATTCAACCCCTGCATTGCGTAAACAACGAGAGGATGACTTGAAGAAACGGTATCCTAAACTCACAGAACGACATAAACGACGCATCCGATACATCTTGACCAAGTTAAGAGCTAAACAAAAGGAGATGCTCGATAAAGTCTACAAAGAACCTGACTACGACGACCCCGACCCTTACGATGAAACCTACTTGTTCTACTGCTTTACAGGCACATTGGAAGATTAAAGTAATGGGAATCCCGTATTATGTGGCTTCACTTTTACGGGTACATAAACACATTCAACGCCGATTGGTCAGTGGATATAAGGTCGACCTTTTTGCTATTGATTTCAACTGCTTTATCCACCACGCACTCAAAGCCGAGAATCCGATTGGGAGTATCGTAGTCGCACTGTATGAATTGATGAACACCATTGAAGCAAAACAAGTCTACATTGCATTTGATGGATTGGTTCCCTATGCAAAGATGGTTCAACAACGCTATCGTCGTATGCGAAACGGAGAACTAGGCGACTTTGATAAACATCAGATTTCCCCTGGAACTCCTTTCATGAAGAAGTTGGCAGAAGCACTGCGATTCGTGTTTCCCGATATCATTGTTTCAGACACACTGGAACCTGGTGAAGGAGAACACAAGGTCTTTCAATGGTTACGCACACAACCTCCTTCCTCCGTCTGTATCTATGGATTGGATGCCGACTTGGTCTTGATTGCGTTAGCACAGAGTCATTTGGGTGATATTCATCTCTTTCGTGAATCGGAAGAGAGTGGACAAACCTTGCTGTCGATTCGTGAACTGGAAAAGGTGTTGCCCATCGAGAAGGATGTCTTCATCAAAATGAGCGTCATGTGCTTTGGGAATGATTTCATGCCGAATTTAGCCATGTTTTCGTTACGCGAGAACGGATACACTCGTGCGCTGTATTATGCGGACCGAAACGATGCTAATAAAGATGAACTGAAAACCCTCGTGAAATGTGCGAAGGGTGTCAATCGACATATCTTAGCACACGACGGTCACGCACTGGAACAACGCATGTCAGTCCACTTGATGGATGGAGTCTTGGACTGGGAACCTGTCTGTCGAGCTTTTTGGAAAACCTTCGAATGGACATATCATTACTTCACTACCTCCGAGGTTCTCGACTGGGAGTGGTATTATCCCTATCCCGAAGCACCTCTGCTTCAAACCTTGGACGACTTTGAACGCCCTACCGAGTTTACCTGGGAGCATCCAACTCCAACCATGACGGTCGAAGACCAATTACGATTTATTTTACCCGAGGCCAGTCTGGTCAAAGCAGGCTTAACTCCAGTGTTTCCAGATGAACTCTACGATGAAGAGAAAGAGTCTCGTCATCCTTGGTTGCGTCGTTTTGCGTGGGAATGTGACCCGTGGGTGTCATTGCCTCACGGCACACTTACCTCCGTAAGCGAAATCCGTTTGCCGTAAGTCGGAACCCTGCGCTTGCCTTTGCATTCCCTAGAAAGATAGGTCGTTGAACTTGGACTTCGTTGGTGCGTTCCAATGCATCGTGTGGAAGTACCACTATTTCAGGTCGGATTTGAACTTCAAAGTTCGTATCACGCAGGCTTACATACTCGGTTTCAATACGTTTCATTTCTTGAATCTTCTTGAGAACGACAATCCCGTTGACATCTTGCATCACCTTCCAATGACGAGTAATATGTGCGAGGTAGTTGGTACGATACTCTCGTGCGTGTCGGGTCTTCACAACGTTGCGAAGTGTCGCAAGACACTCGTCAACCGATGAATAGATAGGTTTGTGAATGCGTCGGTTCACTGCATTATGTGCCCGAAAGGTGAAGATTGCAAAGTCTTGTCGAGAGTTCAACATTCCCGGGAAGTGAATGCGATAGTTGTTCAACAAGGTTGAGAAGTGTTCTTTACAACTCGGGCAGGTGATGGAGTCGCGAAACAAGTCAAGCCACGATGTCATCAGCTCTCGTTCAGCGGTTGTCGGGTTTTCAGAATACGCACATGCAGTCGAATGAAGGGTTAACCATCCCAGTGGACCCCATATGGATGTCATTGTGTATGCTTAAGAAATCATCCCCGCTTCTTGAGCGTCCGAGTAAATCTTGCGAACAATCTTGTCGGGCGTGGTGTCCTTGATAGGTAGTTTGTTCCTGCGAAGGGTTTGGCGAATGGCCGCAATGTTCAGTTTGGACGCGTTCGAGGTGATTCGATTGCGACGTTTCAACATACCCTTTTCAGTGAGGATACGCAACGTCTTTCCAACCTTACGACTCGGTGGGGCTTTAGCGGGGTCGGCGACACCTTCAAATCGCGGCTTGTTTCGTGCCGTCTTTCCGCCTTTGAGAATCCCAAACTTGGGCTTGGGTGAAGTCTTGGGGACGGCAACCTTTTCCTGTTTGGGCGTGGCTTTGCCACCCATCTTGACGATTTTGACTTCGCTCATTACTCAAAACGGATAAACATTATTTACAGAGAGTCTACCTTACAGTAGATACCATGGAATGGGAAGCAGTTAAAGCTCACTTTGCAAATGGTGTTCGTAGATTCGTAGACCATCAGATTGATTCGTATGAAGACTTTGTTCGAAATAAGCTGCCCTTGATTATCCAGTCGACGGCACCCATCACTGTATGGCACGAACAAGACCCTCTTCTCAAGAAATACAAGTATGAGTTCAAGCTCTCGTTTGAAAAGGTGACCTATATGAAGCCTCGTATCCAAGAGGCAACCGGTCGCGTCAAGCCCATGCTTCCCATGGAAGCACGTGTACGTAACTTCACCTACGCCGCACAAATGTATGCAGATGTGCGCTTCACCGCTCGAACGTATAAAGGTGAAAAGTATGAGACCTACGATGAAGAGTCTCGTGTGTTTGAAGGCATCAGTCTAGGTAAGTTACCTGTCATGCTAGGGTCTTCCTTGTGCCTTCTCAACGACTACCCTCTGTCACTCGAACAGTATGGAGAGTGCGCACACGACCCGCTCGGGTACTTTATCATCCACGGGTCAGAGCGAACCATTCTATGCCAAGAGAAGGTAGCCGACAATCGTATCATGGTCTTCCAGGCCAAGAAGACTTCCTCCAAACACTCCTACTCGGTGGAAATGAAGTCTCTTCACGAGAGCTTTACCATGCCACCCAAGAAGTTGGAGATTCGTCTGTCCAGCAAGTTCAATGGATTTGGATACCCTCTGCTTGCGTGCGTACCTCGATTCCGTGAAGACATTCCAGTCATGGTGTTCTTCCGTGCCTTGGGTGTGATTTCCGATGCCGACATTGCAAAGTTAGTCTGGGAATCACTCGAAGACCCACACATTGAACTCTTGTCTGCGTCCTTCCGCGACTGCTCTGAACTTGGAGTGTTCAGTCAAGACGAAGCTGTCTCCTATCTCTCCAACCACCTCCAATACGGAACCAATCAAGAGGACAAGTGTGCCTATGTGCGACAACTCTTGGGAAGCGAGTTCTTACCCCATGTCCGCTTTATCGGTGAGAACGCACCTCTCGGTATCTTGAATGCTCGCAAGTGCATGTTGGCTGCAAGCATGATTCGTCGACTCATCTTAACCGACCAGAAGTCCATTGCATTGGATGACCGAGATGCCTATCCAAACAAGCGAGTCGTTACAACCGGTGCATTGTTGACACATCTCTTCCGACAACTCTTCCAGAAGGTCTGCAATGATACGCGTAATGAGTTCGTACAAGAAGTCAACAACGATAGTTGGAAGAAGGGAGAAGAAGGTCCTAAACCGATGGAGATTCTCAACATCAACAATCTGTACAAGATATTGAAGTTGTCAACCATTGAAGGCAAGTTGAAGCAAGCGCTGGCTACCGGTAACTTTACCGTTCAAGGTCTTGGAACTAGCAGTAGCACTAGCTTATCGAATGCGACCAAAGTAGGTGTCTCTCAAGTCTTGGCGCGTATGTCCTACACCAGCACATTGAGTCACTTGCGTCGTATCCAGACACCGGTAGAGAAATCTGGTAAGTTGTTGGCCCCTCGCAAACTCCACGGCACTTCGTGGGGATTCGTGTGTCCAGTCGAGACCCCAGAAGGTCATTCGGTGGGGATTGTGAAGAACATGAGCTTATTGACTTCGGTCTCCCAACACATTCCAACCAATACATTGCTTCACTTCCTCCAAGACAATGGAAACCTAATCTGGATTGATACACCGCATGTCTACGAAGGCACTGCAGTAACCTTGAACGGAGTCATTATTGGATACACACAAGCACCCGATACCTTGGTGAAACGCCTGCGCACTGCCAAACATTCCTTCCGATTACATCCACACACTTCCATCGCCTGGTATACGCTTCTGAACACCATCATGATTGAGACTGACGCAGGACGATTGGTGCGACCTGTGTTCCGTCGAGGCTGCGCGTGGCCTGCTGTGGGTTCCGATTGGACGACGTGGATGAAGAGTTGTATCGAATACATTGATGCGTCCGAAACCGAGACACTTCACATTGCGATTTCCAAAGAGCACGCAACACCACAGCATACACACTACGAGATTCACCCAAGCTTGATTGTCGGCCATATGGCGAGCAGCATTCCCTTGTCGGACCACAATCAGTCTCCGCGAAACACCTATCAGTCTGCGATGGGTAAGCAAGCGATGTGTGTCTACGCAGGCAACTATGCGAAACGACTCGATAAGAATGGATATCTCTTGTGCAGTTTGACTCGTCCATTAGTCGAGACGCGTGCGATGAACATCTTGAAGATGCATGAGATGCCATATGGAATGAATGCGATTGTCGCGATTGCGTGCTATGGAGGCTACAATCAAGAGGATTCCATTATCATGAACCGAAGTTCAGTCAATCGTGGCTTCATGCGTGGACTCTACTATACGATGTACAAGGACGAAGAGCATCGTAATGTAACCTCGGGTCGAGAGGAAAAGTTCATGAAACCTATGCGACACAACACTCGCAAATACAAGACCACTAGCTACGATGCAGTCGGAGACAATGGAATTCCAATCCTTCACTCGACGCTTCAAGAGAACGATGTAGTGATTGGAAAGGTTGTGAATCTGCGTAACGATACTGCAGGGTATGCGTATCGCGACGCAAGCACTACACACAAGAACACAGAACCTTGCCGTATCGATGGAGTGTGGCAAGACAAGAACAGCGATGGCTATCCGTTCATCAAAGTGCGAGTGGTCTCTGAACGCGTGCCACAGATTGGAGATAAGTTCTCCTCTCGACACGGACAGAAGGGAACGGTTGGAATGTTGTTAGACGAAGAAGACATGCCCTTCACTGCGTCTGGATTACGACCCGACTTGATTATGAACCCTCACGCAGTTCCCTCTCGTATGACGATTGCGCAGTTGATGGAGAACATCTTTGGAAAGGTCGGTGTGCGTAAAGGAACACTTGGTGATGGAACACCGTATAGCCACTTGAAGGTAGAAGACTTGCGTAAACACATGTTGGAATTGGGACTCCATCCCTATGGCAATGAGATTCTGTACAACGGACAGACGGGTGAAATGATGCAGGCTGAAATCTTCATGGGACCTACCTTCTATCAGCGATTGAAGCACATGGTGATTGATAAGAAGCATAGTCGAGGTAAGGGACCGATTGTGAGTCTGACACGACAACCGTGTGAAGGACGCAGTCGAGATGGAGGTCTTCGTGTCGGTGAGATGGAACGCGATTGCTTACTGAGCCACGGTGCCGCGGCATTCACGAAGGAACGCTTAATGGATGTATCTGACCCGTTTCCAACTGGTATCTGTAAGACCTGTGGAACACTTGCAGTGGTAAATGAAGAAGAGATGATATACTCGTGTGGAACCTGTGGCAACAAGACAGAGTTCATTATGAAAACCATCCCCTATGCAATGAAGCTCTGGATGCAGGAGTTAGAAGCGATGCATATTGTTCCTCGAATGATATTGGAATAGTCTACGCAGGGTCTTCTGTCTGAGTCATTGTATTCAAACCTTCATGAGAGGGTGATTTAGACATCTTCGCACTATACCGATGCATATCTCTCCGATAAAGATAGACAAAACACCCTGCTACTGCTAAGATTCCAATAATCGTACCGATTCCAAATGGGTCCATTTCTAAAGAGTCGTGTTCATCCTGAAAGTCTCATCATAGGAGCGATGTAGAGTCTTCAATGATTCGCTCTCGAATGAACAACTTATGTAGTCCACACGCCCAGCAAGATAACCCTGTTAACGTCAATGTCACTGCGACACCAAGTGCTAAGGCTTGGTCTTCATCCATATAGCTATTAATGTTTTTCACATTGTAAGCCTCTACTCCCATGGGGTAATCACATCCCACATAGGCGTTCCAGTCCAGCCATCATAATACATGTAGGTTACCGATAACAATGCTTCCGGTAAAGTAGTTACAGTATCACGAATCTCATGAATCATATCCGCAACACGTTTATAACGCTTTGCGATGAGCTCGGGTTTTGGAGACGCATAATGGTCTGGATTCCAACGAATAAAGTAAATAGGAACGCCTCCATAGGATTGTGTTATATTGACCATACGAGTCTGTTCACATTCACATTGTCTATCACGATGCTGATGTTCGTCACATTCTAGAATCACAACCTTGTCGCCAAAATCGAATGTGCGGTCGGGGCGTTCTCGTCCACACGCACCATGTTCAATAATAATATCAGTAGAATCACCTTTTAATCCACGCTTGTTCAAATAGTCCATAAGAGCGTTCTGTTTGGCAAGTCGATTTGTTTCAAACCTTTTTGTATCGCAATATTCACATTTATTGTTCTTGTCCAATACCATGACCAGTTTACAGGACACACATTCTCGCTCTATGAGATTTTCATCGTCGTCTGCTTTGTGAAGTTCACAATGCCGAGGAACGAAGTGCTTACCATAAAATGCGGGCTTCCGGCAGTCTACACATTTAGCTTTTGGACGTGTAATCATTCCCGGCTTTCGGTGGCGACTACATCTTGTTTTCTTGTTACCAGGAATGCCATAGGACGCAAGACTCTCGCAGGCTTCGCATATCGGATTAGATACATCAACCATTCCAGACTCTTTATGTTTCGTGCAAAAGCGACCCTTTCCACCCGGTATATCGTAATATCGTGACTTACTTTCACAACCTTCGTGTTGACATCCCTTCCCGATAACGCAGACCATTCCCTCCTTGGAGTGTCTGTTGCAGAATTCAGGTCTCTTACCCGGGTAGTTGTAGGATGGTTGAATGTCACATCCTTCATGTCCACACAAACGTGCGAACACATTCTTCATACCTTCTTCTGCATGTGATTTGCAGTAAGTAGGTGATTTGATACCAAAGCTTGCAGACTTCTTACACCCTGCATGTTTACATGTTCGTACACGAAGATTGACCATGCCCTCTAGCTTATGTGTAGTACAATGAAGTGCATTTACTTGTCCAGGATAGTTGTAACCCGCTGTAACTTTACAATCACCTGTAATACATGAAGCTCTATTACACATACCGGGCTCTTTGTGTTTTGAGCAAAATCGTGAAGGTTTTCCTTTCATAGAATAATTTGAACGAAGATTGCATCCATGATGTTGACAGGTAATGTTACGAACATCCACCATTCCTGGTTCGGTATGGGCTTTACAGAATCGACCTTTCCCACCCGGAACATCAAAGTTACGACTCTTGGCATCGCATCCAGAATATGTACATCGAACACTCATTACATTGGTCATCGTTGATAACGCATGGTCTTTACAGAAACGCCCTTTCCCACCTGGAACATCAAACGCCCGTGAAGTGGAAGTACATCCTTTATGTTCACAGAGTTTGTTGGTAACATTCACCATTCCAGGAAGTGCGTGTTTTTTACAATGGGTTCCTTTCGTACCTGGAATCCCAAATGCCTTGGAAGTGGATGTACATCCTGAATGTTTACAAAGTTGAATCACAACATTCTTCATAGTAGGCTCTTTATGACTTCGACAGAAGCGAGCCGTATCGTTACCATAATAGGCCATCTTCGTACACGACTCGCATGTAGGCATTATGATATATAAATATTTTCTTGTTAAAATCACTCCGCGTCGCCTCATCTTTTTTTTTCGTATTGCGACTCAACATAACAACATGGGTGGTGGTCTTTTACAACTTGTCAGCTATGGCGCACAGGACATCTATATCTCTGGTAATCCCCAGATTACCTTCTGGAAGGTGCTTTACAAGCGTCATACCAACTTCGCCATGGAATCCATTGAAGTCACCTTCAACGGCCAGGCCGACTTCAACAAGCGTGTTACAGCAGTTATCAACCGTAACGCCGACTTGATGTACCGAACATACGTCCAAGTAGTTCTCCCAGCAGTCGACCTCACTGCCGGTGGCACCAACTTGAACCGATTCCGATGGCTCAACTACATCGGCCACAGACTCCTCAAGGTCATTGAGCTCGAGATTGGAGGTCAGCGAATTGACCGACAATATGGCGACTGGCTCCAAATCTGGACCCAGCTCTCCCAGGATGCAGGTACCATTGCAGCCCTTGATGACATGATTGGCAACACCCACGACCTCGTTCTCGTCAAGGACAAGAGGGGTTATGCCTTGGATGCCTCTTGCGCTGGTGCTGAGCTCACCAACTCCTGCGCTCCCCGTGCCGGAACACCTGCCAAGACCCTCTATATCCCTCTCCAATTCTGGTTCTGCAGAAACCCAGGTCTTGCAATCCCTCTCATTGCCCTCCAATACCACGAGGTCCGTATCAACGTTGAGTTCGAGCAATGGATTAACTGCGTTTACTACGAGTTAACAGGCACAGGTGCAGCTGCAACCTCCATCCAGTCCTTGACTGCTGCCTCCCTCTACATTGACTATGTCTACTTGGACACTGAGGAGCGACGACGATTCGCCCAACAGACACACGAGTATTTGATTGAGCAGCTTCAATTCACTGGTGCTGAGTCCATCACCTCCTCTTCCAACAAGATTCAGCTCAACTTCAACCACCCAGTCAAGGAGCTCATCTGGGTTGTCCAACGCGACTCCTTCGTCGACTGCACACCCAACCAGAACTTCATCAACGAGGTCAATGGATGCCAACCATTCAACTACACAGATGACTTCACCACTGAGGGTATTGTCATGGATGTCCTCGCCCGTGGCTCCCTCGGTAACACTGGTAACACTGGTACTGCCCAAGCCATCCCAACCACAACCGGCGATGGTCCTTCTGGTCCTTACCTCCCAGGTCTCGGAATTGCCTTCGGTCCTTCTCTTGGAGGTGCTTCTTGGTTGGACTCTGGTCTAGACCAAGGCGAAGAGGTCTTTGCAGCCACCACCAACTACCTCCTTGCCAAGGTTATCCTCGATTCAGGCGTCAAGTGCTCTGGCAAGAACCCAGTTGAGGTTGCCAAGCTCCAACTCAACGGCCAGGACCGATTCACAGAGCGCGAGGGCCGATACTTCGACCGCGTTCAACCTTACCAACACCACAGCCGAACCCCATCTGTCGGTGTCAACGTCTACTCCTTCGCCCTCAAGCCAGAGGAACACCAGCCATCCGGTACATGCAACTTCTCACGTATCGACAAGGCAACCCTCCAACTCACTGTGTCAGTCAACACAGTCCGCTCTGGCCGCACTGCTCAAGTCCGCGTCTATGCAGTTAACTACAACGTTCTCCGAGTTATGTCAGGCATGGGCGGTCTTGCATACTCCAACTAAACGTGATATAATTCAATAAGTAACAAGGGGAAACCCACCACTGTGTTTGGAAACCCAAAAACAGTTGTGATAAGTATAAACATGTCATGGTGTATCCTTTATCTTGCATCCCCTCGGTTATTTCATATTTATAACGACCCAACTCAGGCATCTCGATTAAAGATATTGCAAGGTTCTCTGCAAACTACACGCAAGCTGTTTCCAAACATCGATATACTAGTATTCCATGAAGACTATGTCGAAGAAGACTTTCAAAAATTACCAGAAGCAACAAAGTTTATTTGCATTGATTTTTCTGGGTTTGAATCCTTTACAAATCCAACTCTTCGTCGACCCTACGGATACTTAATGATGTGTCGTTTCTTTAGTGGGGTTGTGCAGTCTCATCCAGAGCTACAAAAGTACACTCATTATATGAGACTAGACGACGACTCGTTCTTCTTAGAACCCTTTCTAACCGAGGCAAAAGTAACCGACCTCTTGAAACATGATTATGTCTACCGTAGCACCTTCATCGATTCTCAAGACCAACAAAGTCTATACGAGTCTACACTTGCATTTCTCAAGAAAGAAGGATATGGACATACGATTCCCACACTAGAGAAAGAACTCGAGAAGCGATATTTCTTGAAAAATCGACTGTATACTGGACTCGCTCCATATAACAACTTCCATCTCGCAAGTCAGAGACTATGGCAGAATCCAATCGTTCAGCGATACATTCAGCACATTGAAGATGAAAAGGGAATTCTACGGTATGGATGGATGGATGCAAACATACATGCAATGATTGTGTATATTCTCACACTGTATTGTGGTATGAAGATACACCATGTAGGTTGGTTTGGCTATCGTCATAATCGACACGTGTCTCGATTTGATTCAATTGCGGTTGATTATGTAGAAACACTTCCATTCGGACTATAAATGTATACACTGAACCCAAAGTTCAAGGGAGTCGCATATAGACTTGCTACTAATTGGTTTCCGTATGTAACTGTTGATAGTTCCAAGCCTATCAAGTATGCAGAAGTGGGTGCGTTCTATGGTGCAAACATGGTAAGTGTGGCTGAAACCTACGGACTACATCCAGACTCTACACTGATTGCGATTGACCCTTGGACAGACTATGTAGACTATCCCGAATACAAAGGCGAACAAACGACAATCTATAACGCATTCACTCAAAACATGGAAGCATGTGGTCTTAGCGAACGAGTCACTGTCAAACGTGGGTATTCACACGAAGTACTTCCAACACTGGAAGATGATTCGTTCGATATTATCTACATTGATGGAAATCATGAACCCGAATATGTACTCGAAGATGCTGTGTTAGCATTTCGTAAGCTTAAAGTTGGAGGGCGTCTCATTTTCGACGATTATGGATGGGGAGGTCCTGACTTAACAAAACGAGGGATTGATGGTTTCCTACATGGATACCGTAAGCGCATTATTGTTCTAGGTGAATGTCAGTCTCAAGTGTTTGTTCAGAAGGCACGCTGAGTTTCTCAAACACTGCCCATCCATTTCTATCATCACCCTTCACAATCAGTGTCCAGTCCGGATGATTCTGAAGATAGGCGAAGATAGCTGAACATTTATCCGTGTGCACATCGTCGAGTAGAAACACATGAATGCTATCCATTGGTTTCATGGCTTCAAATTCAAAATAGGTGAAGTATTCTCCTCCGTCCAGAAGAACAACTTCCGGACTGTTTGCAGGAACATAGGTACATGACCAGAAATTCTGCACGTCTTCCGTGTGCCATGACACTGCTAATTTTGGAAATAACTCTTTTACACGGTCGTAGAGTGGACATTCGTTATTCTGTAACACGCGAGCATGAAGTATCTCTATATCGGGAACATGCTTCCAAAGAGTTCGTGCTTCTTGAACTCGTATAGGGGATGTTTCGTAACTTTGAAGAGAGTAGTCTGTGGTTCGTTTCATGAATCCATCATAGAAACAACACGTAGAACCACGACCGTTCCATGTTCCGACTTCAAGATATCTAGAAAATCGTTCATCCTTTGCATATCGTGAAATCCACTTTCCAAAGTCCTGTGTTAGTTGTATTTGGCCAGTGTTCTCTACCATTTATCAATTAGATGAACGAATAACCTTGACAGCTATACGCGAAATTTGTCACTTAACCAGAAGACATCTAGAAATGCTTGGTATTTTGTTCTATCAAATACGAATGAGGTTGTATCGACCTCTTCAAAGGAATCTACGAGTAAGATAGGCCATCGTGAATACATATCATCGAGTCCCGAGTGTAGAACAATAGGAACTGATTCCATTAGAAGTACTTCACAAACACGATGTGTGTCATACCCATTCCCTCGTTGACAGATAACGAACTTATGTTCTCCGATACATGTCATGTAGTCCTCAAAGTCTAACTTCGGAAGAGTTGCAGTGAGTGTGCGTGTTTCATGCGTTCGGGTATGATATGGGACACAAATCGTATCCTGTTTAAAGTCCCAAGGAATTCTGTTTGCGTGTAGTTGAACTAATGTATCGTGATTTCCATTCATTCGTTCGGGCTCTCCAACACCTATTGGAAGCTTCACTAGTTTGGGATGTTGGGCAGTGATATTGCAACCAATCCACTTGCGTATGTTAGGATGATTCAGTATATGCTCTGTATCTTCGGAGGAGGGTGATAAGTCCGATACACCGGTTACCAATGTGATGGATTGTTCAATGGTACGATTCTTCAAGAACCATGACAAAAGGTCAGTCTTTACAAACACAACGTCACCTTTTGTCAACGGTTCATGATACGGATAGGAATGTTGCGGTGTTACACCCGTTCCAGCGTAGTGGATATCATAGACTACATTTGCAAGCAATGGTAATCGATTGTAACACAAATGACGAGGACTCTTTGACCAAAACGGTTTAGAGATAATATCCTGAAACACATGTTTCCATTGAGTTTTTACACGTTGAATGTGTGCCTGACGAAACTCGGTATCGTCTTTGTATTCAAATGTCTCTAAGAGATGAATGAGATGCTCTTCTGTGTCAAAGTAATAGGTATTTGGAGATTGGAAGACATCATACATATCTGCTAGTTCTATCCATGCATCTTGTGTAGAAAGAGGTTTGAATTCAGGTGGGAGTGTATCACCCCAATATGCAGATATGCTTTGGGTTGCTTTCCAGTACGTTTTAGAGGGAAAGAATAACGGACATCCTGCTGTGAACTGTTCAAATAGACTCATAAGACTTACCTCATATGGAAAGTTCACAACACCCCGAAACGAAGTAATATCACTCCATTGATGAGGATGAGGCAGGTCTTGTTTCGGAGTTAAAAGAGGGTGACTTGAGAACGAGCCGTTATACACCAAAAAGGTCGACTTCGTAGGAGTATAGGTCGTATTTGTATACAAGCATAGGCTTGGAATGTAACTAGGTTGTATCCCACATCCTAGTTTTGTATACAATTGGTCTGCTTTGTTATTCGATACAATGGTAAGTAGCCTATGAGAATTGAGCCTATCCAAACACTCTTTCCATTTCTGTAGCATGAACCTATCCTTCGTCCAGCAAAATGGAATATCATACCTGCAACTGTTTATCATCAAAATCGGTTTGTTGTACTTTTCATAGACCATAGCAAAGGAATCTACATGTGCAACAATAAACCCATCAAAGGTTTTTAAGAAAGAATCATATTTGTCTTGAAATCGCCGTATCATGTCCATATTAAGGTTCTTCCATGTGTGTGGATTGATATGTTCTGGATACTCTTGTGTTCGGTTCATCACCCATGCATGTCCAGATAGACACCAATCGACTACCTCAACCTCTGGATATGCGGTTTTGAAATCCGCAATCACAGAGATGTGCAAGTCCATGCAGAAAAACCTCATTTACAATAGTCTATACTGTTAAATATTAATGGTGAACGTAATATCCTTTTGCCTTTACGGTCCTGATAACCCTAAGTACTATATTGGATTACTCGAGAACATCTTTCTAATTGGAAAGTATTTCCCCGAGTGGAAAGTCTATGTTTATTACGCACCCGATGTCACAGACTCGATGGTCAATCATCTGAAATCCTGTAGCAGTGTTGTACTGCGTGAAACGGGTGAACTAGGCGCTATTAATATGATACGTCGTTTCTGTGCAATTGATGAACCCGAAGTTGAGTTGATGATGGTTCGTGATGCAGACAGTCGCGTTCATTGGAAAGACCGTTGGGCAATCCGAGAGTTTGTGAATCATCCTGAGTTTGTCGCACATACAATCCGCGATAACATTGAACACACTGCGGCTATGATGGGTGGATTATGGGGAATCCGCAAGACGGCGGGTCTTATAATTCGAGATGAATATTCAGACTACAAAGAAGACGCTGAAAAGGGTCATCGTAATGGTCACGACCAAAACTTCTTAGGTGATGTTATCTACCCGAAAGTTGTGTCTCGTATGCTCGTCCATTATAGCAATGCTCGTCGCAGGATTGGGGAAGATGCAGTTGAGTTTCC